GAGACATGGCCTTCCAGACCAGATAAAGGACAATGGCTACAGCCAGCCACCGAAGTATCTGCATTTACTTTGGAACAATTTTATTTTTATTTATATTCGCAGCCACCACCTTGTTTGGCTGGACGGCAGCCTGCATGACCGTGTTCAGCTTCTGATTTGCCACCACAGCCGCAGTGACTGCCGCGGGTGAATTTGGAGACTTGACTACACGGTTATTTGCCACCACAGCCTGTTGAGCCACAGCTGCCACTTTGTTATTTGCTCTGACCGCCGGGGCGACACCTGGCCCCTTGAAACGATTCTTGAGCTGAGTCGCAGCGCCCTGTGCGGCTGTTTTCACCTGGCCCGCCACTGTGGCAGCCTTGGCCGCCCAAGCCGCACGGGCATTCGCGCCTGCGTTCCAGCGCGCATTCAATTTACCTTTGGCCGCACGGGCCATGTTCAAGAAACCCATTTGTTAATAATTGTCCAGAAAATTACTGGGCGACATTGACAGTCACCTCGGACGCGTCCGCCTCCTTCTTGCGGCGCTCAATCTCCAGCTGGACCTCGGCGTCAGCCATCTTGACCAGCAGCTCGACTGGCTTGTCCGGGAACTCCTTCTGGAGTCTCTCCAGCACCTCGGCCGGGTGCGGGATGGGCGGCACGTCCGGCTTGGTGTAGTACTTGGAGTTTTCGTCGGCCGGGTCGATGAAAGGCATGCTCGGGTCCGGTCCAGGCTTGGCCATCATGTCCCGCTTGCGCTTCTCGAACATCGCAGCGGCCTCGACCGTGTTCTGGCGGTACTTGGTCATAATCTCCTCGAGTTTCTCGTTGGTGTAGTGCACGTCCTCGACCGCCTCCGGCTTGGGCGGAATCAGCAGCCACTTGTACATATCCACCACGTAGATATCGAACGTGCTGTCCTCCTTCTGCAGGCGCTTGGCGTGCGCCGCAGCCGACTCGCGGTCCGGGAAGCAACCACGAATCTTCATGCCGAGCAGCTCATTCTTCTGGGGCTGCTCTGGTCCCACAAAGGACACGCAAGCAAACAGCTGGCCTGGGACAGTGGTGTAGTCGCAAGTTAGCGTATCGACAGACATCTAAAAGGAACTGTCAATATGTTTTTAAGTAAACAAACGCACTATGGAATCGAAGATTCCTTTTCTTTTTGAGAAGAAGAAGGCTTCGCCTTCTAATGAGATGGAATCTCTTAGAAAATCTCACAACTTATTCAAGCGGCAGCTTATTCAGCAGTGCGTCAAGCCTGGCGAGCTCGTCTTGGACTGTGGGTGCGGCCGTGGCGGCGACCTCGGGAAGTGGCCCAGGTGCCGGCTTGTCTGTGTCGACCCAGATGTCACGGCTCTTGCGGAAGCGCGGGAACGCGCCAAGGGTCTGCGCCTGACCCCGACCTTTCAGGTTGGTGACGTACGCACTGTGCAGGGCGGGCCGTTTGACGTCATCTGCTACAACTTCTCGCTTCACTACATTGCGGCCAGCCCAGAGCTCTTTGAAGAAAGCATTCAGGCTATTATCCAGAAACTTAAACCGGGTGGGCGACTCATCGGCATCGTCCCGGACCCTGACCGACTCCCTTCTGAGTACTTTCGGGACCGGCTCGGCAACACAGCCGTACGAGACGGGGAGCTCCTCCGTGTCAGACTGGTCGGAGGACCCTTCTACAATGGTGGGGAGCTGACCGAACCTGTACTCCATCCTGAAAAAATAAAAGAAAAAATGTTTTGTCAGATGTGGGAGCCGATGTGCCCCGAGCCAACCGGGCTCATCTCAGATATTTATTCAAAATTTATTTTTGTAAAGTAATAGTAGATGTGGCCCTTGACGGTGCTACTGGCCCTGGCCCTACTGGTCATACTGGTAAGGCACAAGGAGCCACCACTTCTGACTGTGCTTAAAGAAAAGTACAGCGCGCTGCTGGCCTATGTGCACAGCCCGGCCAACACGGACCCGCGCTGGAACAAGCTGAAGCACCGGGCCATCGTGACAGGGCTGGTCGACTATGACAAGTCGAAGGGCGCCATCGCGTTCAACGTGAACAAGGGGTATGAAATTTGCATCTGTCTGGCAGGGGACGATGTAAACTCCGCGTTCTATGTGCTGCTGCACGAGCTCGCGCACATGACAGTGACCGAGTACGACCACACCACAAAATTCTGGAAAAACTTTAAGGACCTGAAGGTGCTGTGCAACTCACTTGGCATCTATGACAACTCCGCCGGTTCCGGACAGTACTGCGGGGACTCGGTCGTTCGGTCGTAGGTTGCGCCAGATGAGCCACATGAGCACGACAGCCAGAACCATCATCACTGGGTTGAAGGTTGACCAGCCGTAGCCGAGCATGAAGAGCGCCACGACAAACACTGCCAGGTTGAAATTCATTTATAATATTTTTATATAATATATGTACGGATACGACTCGGCAGTAGCAAGACAGCTTGAGGCTCTTAGACGGCAACAGCATCAGAATATCGCCAATATTTTACAGCTGAACAATAACCTACAGAAACTTATTAAGGAATACACAAATGCATACGCAAATTATGTGCGTACCGCATCGAATCCTAGCAAAACAAAACAAAATCGTAATAATGCTGATGCTCGTCGTGAGACTGCTAAAAAGGCGGTCCTAAATCACACTCGCGGTAATAGCCGGTACAATCGAATTTTAAGAAAAAATAGCACTTCGATAAATAAGCTTATTACGGCTTACGAAATTGTCAAGTCCAGACCCCCGATGCCAGTCTATGTTCAGCAGCCGAATGGTGCCAATTCAGTCGCGTTCAGGACTGCATGAGGGCACGCTTGGCAAAGTAGAAGAGCGGCGCGACAACGAGTGCCATGATGGCCATGCCGGTTGCGGACAGGTCGTCGGTGCCCTCCTTGAGCATGCTCGGAATCATGTCGATGAGTTTCTCCTGGACGGGCTTGGAGAAGGCGGCGAGGCCACAGAGGCCTGCGATGACTGCCGTGTACTGCTCGTCGGTCAGGCCCATCGGGTTGTTGGACTTTTGGCCGGAGCCGCCCTCGTTGCGGGCCACGCGCTTGGACTGCATGGGCAGGGACGCCGGGCCCATCATTTCGTCTTGAATCATCTGGCCGGGGCCGGGGGCGACCAGCTCGTCAATCGGAGTGGAAAAGTCAGCCATCTCTTTAGATTCCTCAACTTTATTTTCGTCGACAGGCGACGGCGGGGTCATAATGAGCCCCTCTGGAATCTTGGCGTTCGGGTCGGGTTTGTTCTGGGGGACGCCCTCGACCATGGGCGTGTAGTTGATATTCGTACTACTAAAGTCCATAGTCTCCATTAATTTTCATAAATAATTTTTGGACATTATGTTTACGCGCCTGTCTTCTTGACGTTGACTGTCGGGCCGGCGCCCCGCTTGCGCACGAGCGACTTGTCCAGGGGTGCGCCGCTGGCGTGCCGCGGGTTGTAGTTGCGCGCGTGGTAGTCCCAGAGGCGCTGGCTGCCTATCCGGAAGTTGCGCCGGATCGGCGCCTTGTACCAGTAGACACAGTCCTCGATGCGGTTGCTCGTCTTGGTATTGTCCAGTACCAGACACTCGTAATTCTCGGTACAGCTGTCCATGACGGTGCAGAACATGTCGAAGGTTGGGAATATTCCAAAAAAACATTTGTAAAGATTTTCTCTGTTCTGCCGGACATTCTCTCGCAACACAAAGACGTAGTCGACGTTGGTTCGGATCATGGGGGTCATGTCCATGACGTACTGGCAGGTCATCATGAAGAAGAGCTTCCAGTGGCGGCCATTCATGAAGCACTGCCGGATGCACTCGTCGCGCATGAAGGCCTTGTCGTACATGCAGTCGTCCAGGAGCAGGAACGCAGCCTGGCCCCTGCCCATCCCCACGAGCTTGCGCTGGCGCTCGAGCACCTTTTCGACTGCCGGCTTGTTGTAGTCGCCGTAGATAAAGAGGTCCGGCACGAAGTTGCGGTAGTGGTGGTTGCCGTCTTCCGTGCCTGACATGACGATGCCGGCTGGGATGTGCCGCTTGTGATACAGGATGTCGGTCACGAGGGTCGACTTGCCTGTGCGGCGCTTGCCCACGAAGATGCACACCGAGTCGTCCGCCATGGTCGATGGGTCGAACTTTTT